AGTGATTCTTTAATGACAAATAGCTTTTATAAGCGTCAAAGGGCATCATGTCAAAGGGGTAGTTTCGCTCGGGAGGTTCTCTTCAAAAAGTTTAACTCCATTGCTTCATATTTCAACTTCTCTTTCAGAGGTTTTGAAATTAGTTTGGGTACGGACTCCACGTCAATTGAGTTCATCTCACAGAAATGAACGATCGCATCAATATAACTCATGTCCTCATTGTCAAGGACAAGTTTCTCAATATCCTGCGCGAACTTTGACGGGCAGAAGAATTTCTTTTCTAGTGCTTTCTCTAGTTCATTCTCCATTCTCTGTCCTAGTATTGTGATGTACAAATTCCTTGATGTAACGAACTAGAAGCTTAATATAATCGTCTTTGTTCCGTTTGTCAAACACCTTGACTTCGCCACCAGGAGTTACCATGAGAGTAATTAGTTTTTTGACTGGGATACCAGTCATCTCATAGTAGGCACATGCATAAAATGTTTCTTGGACAAAGTAGTTCTCTAACCACTTCTCAGGTTTAATCTTTTCAGATGTCTTAAAATCTATGACTGCTAGTTCTCCTTCATACTCACCAATGCAGTCTACCCTACCTGCCAACCCAAGGTACTCTGAATACAGAGTTCTTTCAATAGCATGTACGTTATTTATCTTATCCAGATATGGCTTTGCATGATGAAACATAAACTGAGTCATGGGACGAAACTCTTCCCAGTTCAGTTGTAGATTCATCAGGTATGCTTGTGCTGCTTCGTGGAAGTCAGTTCCCCGTGCAGTTGCTTTTTTCGTGATACGATTTGCTTCTTCAATACCTACTCGCTTCCTCCACTTTGCGAAGATCTCTCTGTTGTAGAAAGATGTCACAGAAGTAATGGAGGGCACCCACTGTCCATCAGGAAGATTGTAGAAGCGGATACCCTGTGTTTCTTTTTTGTTTAGTTCAATGTCACCTAGAAAATTATGATGAGTGAAGTTCATAGATTAAGATCTGTTTTCGCAAGCAAGTATTCTTTACAGAGTCCAGAACGGACAATATCTTCAACACCAAATTCAATGATGTCAACGGATGGCATTACTCTGAGAATTTTCATGAAATCAGCGATTCCATTTCTTTCATTCTGTTTAACCAAGTCAGTCTGAGTAGCATCACCACAGAACATGATCTTGGTATCTTCACCAACCCTAGTAATAATACTATCAAGTTCGTGGAAGTTCAAGTTCTGATACTCATCAACAATGATGATTGCTTTATCAAGAGTTGTACCTCGAATGAATGAGGTGCTCCAGAAACTAATAGTGCCCTGAGTCTTCAGATTACCATATAGCATTTCAAAGTCTGTCTCTGTTGGAAGAGAGAACATATACTTTACCATATTCTTATAAGGAATCTGGTAGATGTCAGACTTATCTTCATGATCTCCAGGGAGGAAACCAATCTCTCTGGTTGCTACGAGTGAACGAACAATGTAAATCTTTTCATAAGGGGATCTTTCATCCAATACATCTCTCAATGCATTATAAAGAGTAATGAAAGTTTTACCTGTTCCTGCTGCACCATACGCGACTAGATTTTTATCATTTGCGTATGAATCAAATAGTTTTTCTTGATTTTCAGTGAGGGGATCAATGTCCCTCATCAGTTCAGTATTGATTGGTTTGCGGCGTTTCATCTGCTTAGCAGTTAAACCGACACCAATAGGTTGATCTCTTTTTCTTTTGGCAGGCATAGATTAAACAGGCTTGACGTTGGAACCGGGATACTTGGATGCTCGACGTAAAACGTCGTTCCACCCAGGATGAGACTTTTTGAGCTTGTCGTAAACTTCTCCAATCTCAGCGCAACTAGGTGCGGTGGTTGGATCACTCCAGTCTCTTTGCCATTCAGGATTGTCTTCTAACCACTGATCCCATTCATGTACGCTAAGTTTGACATCCTTCTGTTCACCAGTTTCCTTATTAATAACAGGGTATGTAGCCATAGAAATTAACTTACGATGTAATATTTATTCACCACTCTAGTGCTTCAGCAATAGAAGGGAATTGTTCTTTGAATACACGCTTGGCATCATTAGCAATGTCCATGTGCTCCTTCTGTGTGCCGTTAGCAGAACGCAGATCGATATAATGGATCCACGACCTAATAGAACCCGTCATGTAGAGTCTTGTGGGCACGGCGAGAGGAAGCACAAAACGCGAACACTCCTTTGCGATTCCCTCACGGATCAGTTCGTTGTAGAGATCCATACCTTCATTGAAGTATGCCTCAATACGTTGCTTCAAGAACTTAGTCTTCTCAGGATCAATATCATCAATAGAGTTCTGACGATTCTTTTCATCCTGACGACGCAGTTCAGGAATTGGAATACCAGCATCCAACCAGTTGACATCAGCATACCGTTGGGAAAACTCTTGATATGTGAAACTACGGTGACGCAGCACTTGAGCCGCGATACCTCTGGTAGTATTCAATTCAAGAGTCATGAACGCTTGTTCAAAGATACTCCAGTGTTGATGCTTGATACAATACTTCAGTAGTCCAGAGAACTTTTCGTTCTCCTGATTTTGTGGATTGCTTACGCGAGCACAATAGGCAATGTGTTTCTCCGCGTCAGGAGTTACACTGATCAGTTTTACGTCGTTCACTTAATTTCAGTTCTTTCTTTACAAGTTTAGCATACATCACATCCTCTTGGGAATACCACTCAGGATGTTTTTTTGCTCGTTTAATGATTTTCTTTGCTGCTTTTTTGAGAGATAATTCTTCCATGGAAGTTAGTCGGGGTAACCATCGTCGTCCTCAAAAATCTCATCGTAATCAGTTATTACTGCGCTACTACCTTCACTATTATATTTAGACACATCAGAATATACTTCAGATTCCAAAACCTCTACCAAAGATTTAAGGTTACGGACAATGAGTTTAAGTCGTTCTTGCTGTTCTGCTTCCATAAAAAAAGGGGGCGTGTGCCCCCAGTATATCATATTTGATTTGTAAGTCAATCACTTGAAGTAGGTTTGTCCGCGATAAGTGAACTTACCGTGAACTTCCTGTGCAGGTGCAGCGAACTTCTTAGTCACAATGCCACGATATGCAGTGTGAGAAATTTGAGCGTCGTGCAGGGCAGATGCTTTGTCGATCTGCTTTTTGATCATGTTGAGTGTGTTCATGATTGTACTCCTAAAAGAATGGAAAGTTAACCTTCTCAGCTTTCGCTGGATCCGTTTTCCCGTTCCTTCAGTCGTTTGCGTCCGTCCGAAGACGGATGAACGATCCGTTCCGCGACTTACTTGCGTCTCACCAAGGTGAGATGAACGATAGGGTTATTATACCCTTCATAGATTATATAGTCAAGCAGTTTTGTAAAATGTGATACAGTTTATACAAACATCCCTGTATCAGACATGTACTTGAGAGTTTCTTTCAAATTACCACGATGGTTCAGCCCAATAGCAATCTGAGGATACTCTGCTTCACTACCAAACTCTGCCCTGAATTGTCTATCACTGAAGTCAGCACCCAGTAAGAACTCTCTTACTTGCTGTCCACATGCTTCAAGAACCATCTTAGCTCTCTCAGATTCTTGACTTCCATTGCTATAAACAAGTGCTTGCATTAGTCTCTTTGCCTCCAGTCATCAGGTTTATCTTGTTTGAACCAATCTACAATTTCATCTACACTATCAAATCCCGTTTTATGATTGGATGGATCGGGATCTCCTAAGCCCATCCTATTCATAAAATCGTCTATACTACCTGGATCTAATTTTTGAGTACCTTGACGACGTGCTTTGTTTAACCAGTCTCTAGCAGTAGTATATCTTTTTGCTAGTTTTTCTGCCCAGATCATATCATCTAAACTTACCTCTTCACCGTCAACGATTTTGTTACAGATCGCCTCTAGGCGCAAACGATATTGCGTCGAAAGCATACACACACTCCTGCTGAGATATTTATTTACCGTTCAATGTAACTAAGACTATGATGATCTGATTTTAATTGATGAATGATAATATCACAACCCACCTTAGGTTCTGCGTCACCACATGTAAATATATCTACTGCTGCTTCTCCTTTCTCAGGCCAAGTATGAATACTGATATGACTCTCAGCAAGAAGACAAACAGCAGTCACACCGTATGGTTCAAATTTTTTTGAAATAGTTTGAACCACTGTTGAACCACTTGCTTCCGCAGCAATCTCCAACAATTCTCTTAGATACGTTTCATTATTCAGATTCTCAAACTTACATCCATAAAGGTTGAGGAGATAGTGCTTGCCCATCATTCTATTGCTTCTGAATCGATACCATATTCATCTACGAGACGATCAACTGCTGTTTTGATATCAGAGAGTTTGCATACCTCAGCGATATTTGATTTTTGAAACTTCTTTAATTTTTTATATTTTTTGATGAGTTTACTAACTTCATCAGTGTCGATTTCAAATCTAACGTTTCCATCTTTCTGCGGATCGTTAGTAAACCCTTTAAATCCGCTCATGATTTTTTCTTCTTATCTTTTGGTGCAGGGTTACCCCAGAGTTTAGGACTAACCCTACCTTCAGATTGTTGCATAGTAACAAAATTTTCTTTGTACTTGTCATAATAAGCATCAAAGATACTTGCTTGCTTTGTATCCATCACTAGATCATAGTGCTCTACACCATCCTCTTTATATGTGACAAGATAGCAATTATTAGGAAGATCCGTCGTATTATCTACGATCGGATCACAATCTTGCTTAATAACTTTCAACTGCGTCCACCCCATTGAATGTCAGGATATGCCTGTTTGACAATATCATAACTGATTTTGTACTTGTCTGCAAGGTTTTTATCCTTACACAGACACAGGATCTCAGCCTCTTCGGGATGCAGTCCTTCAAGCATTTGGATGAACATTGTTTCTCTGCGAAGTCCAGAGAGTCCATCATTACCACCCTTCACAAAGTTATAGAGATGCTTGTACTCTCTACGTAAGGAGGTGTGATCTGTACCAACAGGTACTTCGTTCTTATTGAAGGGAACCTCTCCAACAGGAAGAACTGAGATCACAGTCTCATCAAAGTTCCAAATAAAAATAGTCTTCAGAGCATCGTTTTCATACTGCTGAAGGATTTCTACTTTCTTTGCCTTTGCACGTTGCTTACTTGCAAGTTCAAGAATTTCATGAAGAAAGGGGTTAGGTGGTAGTTCAACCTTCTTCTTCGTCTTCGTCGTAGTCGCCATAATCGTTTTCAAACCTTACTGCTAAAATTTCATCAGGTAGAACATTTCCGTTCTCATCAAACATTTCGGGATGAGTATATACTGGTTGGGTATTATAGACGTGTTCTTTTGCAAGCCATCCTACCATACCTCCAACAAAAAAGAACATTACTGATACCAATGTTCCAATCGTCAATGTTACTGCTAACATTTTCCCGTCCTCCGAGAGTCTCTATCTTTTCCGAATATCCAAATAAAAATTAAAGTGGAAAACGATATCTCTCTTGAAAAGAGAAACCATATTTCCAAATCTTATTTGGAAAGTTTTGGGCGGTTCTGCTCTTCTCCTATTTCTAAGTAATAACTCTACCCCACGGTTAAGGTGGGGATCTGGTTTATTTAGAATCTTTTCTTCGCCGTCCAGGTCGTCTATCATAACTATACCTTTCAGCATCTGCAAGGATGCCTTCTAAAAATTGTTTGATCTTTCTTGCTTGTGGTTTAGGAATATGTCCATAACCTTCACGCAATTGTTTATGTTCATTATCTTGTCCTCCCTCTAGATATTCTTCTAAATCAAGGACAAGATCTTTTATTTCTTTAGAAGTGCTACTGACAATGAATTCATCAACATCCTTTCTTTTAGCATTGATAACTCTAAGATAATCATAGAATTTCAACTGAAATTTATGCTGCTCGAAAGCAACATCAATTGACTGTTCAACAATTTCGTAGACTTCTTGATCCATCAAACCAGTTCGTTTTCTCTTAGATACTTGACAGTTTCTTGACATCCACCAATTAATTCATCATTCAGAACAACGCGAGGGAAAGTAGATCCCCTCCCAAACTTTTCATAAAATTCCTCACCGTTAAAATCTCTGCCCAATTTATACTCAACAAATTGTTGTTCGGCAAGACTCAAAGCAGCAATCACTTTGGTGCAGTAAGGACAACCGATTTTTGTGTAAACTGCAAAATTACTCATTTCTTTACTGACTCCCAATCGTTTTCAAAAATTTCCATTCCTTTATCGGTAAGGATATGATCGTACATTTGATCGAATACCTTTGGTGGCATCGTGCAGATCTCAGCACCATTATACCATGAACGAATGGCTCTTTGCACGCTACGGATGGAAGCAGAAAGAACTTGTGTCTTCACACCATGAACACGATAGAGTTCAGAGATGGAACGAACTACCTCAAGTCCTGCAACTGATTGATCATCGAGTCGTCCAACAAAAGGAGAGACATAGGTAGCACCCGCTTTGGCAGCCAGAACCGCCTGTGCGGCGCAGAAGATCAAAGTGACATTTACCTTGATGCCTTGCTCTGAAAGACGCTTACAGACGATTAGGCCTTCTCTGGTGCAGGGAACTTTGATGGTAGCAACATCGCCAAACTTTTCATAGAGACGAATGCCCTCATCATACATCTCAAGATCAGAACCCATCACTTCCATGCTGATGTCTGTGACACCCATGTCCTTGATCTCTTGGTAAACATCCTCTGGATTCTTACCACTTTTCATAATCAAAGTTGGATTGGTTGTCACTCCATCTACCAACCCAGTAGAAAAATACTTTGCGATAATATCTGTATCCGCAGTATCTAAAAAGATTTTCATTAAAAAAGGGCGATTGATACGCCCTTTATATATCAGTTTTCGTCTTTGTTGTAAAGACTTTCTAGTCGATCTCTTGTCATATCAACATACATGACTTCATCACCAGGTTGAGGTGCTTCAGGATGACGTGGTTTTGGTTTATTCATCTCCACATTTATGGATTGAATATTACTCCACATCATCGCAAAAGCAGCACCAGCAATGGTAGCAAAGCAAACGAAGTAAAAAAATACTTCAAAGTTGTTCACAGTGCGTTACCTCTAGGAAGTACTTCCTCAGGGAACACAAAATTCTCATGAGGTTGATCCACGCTTGCCATCCAGTTACGAAGTCCTTCATTCAAGAGAATATTCTTGGTATAAAAAGTTTCAAATTCTGGATCTTCTGCTGCTCTTAGTTCTTGTGACACAAAGTCATAAGCGCGAAGGTTGAGAGCAAGGCCAATAATACCGATGGAAGATGTCCAAAGGCCCATAACAGGAACAAACAGCATAAAGAAATGCAACCACCTCTTATTGCTAAACGCAATACCAAAGATCTGACTCCAGAAGCGGTTTGCTGTAACCATTGAATAGGTTTCTTCTTCTTGAGTGCTATCAAATGCTTTGAAAGTATTTGCTTGTTCACCATCTTGATACAGGGTGTTCTCTACTGTAACACCATGAATCGCAGAGAGCAATGCTCCACCCAGGATACCAGCAACACCCATCATGTGAAAGGGGTTGAGTGTCCAGTTGTGGAAACCTTGTAGGAAAAGTAAGAATCTAAAGATCGCCGCAACGCCAAACGATGGCGCAAAGAACCAACTGGATTGTCCAAGTGGGTAGATGAGAAATACGCTAACAAATACGGCAATAGGGCCCGAAAAAGCAATCGCATTGTAGGGACGGATTCCGATAAGACGTGCAAGTTCAAACTGACGCAGCATGAAACCAATCAGGGCGAAGGCACCGTGGAGCGCCACAAAATTCCAGAGTCCCCCAAGTTGGAGCCAGCGTTGGAAATCTCCCTGAGACTCTGGACCCCAAAGTAGAAGAAGAGAATGGCCCATAGCATCAGCAGGAGTTGACACTGCCGCTGTAAGGAAATTAGCACCCTCAAGGTAACTAGACGCCAACCCGTGGGTGTACCAACTGGTAACAAACGTCGTGCCAGTAAGCCAGCCGCCAATTGCAAGATAAGCAGTGGGAAAAAGAAGGAGTCCAGACCAACCCACAAAGACAAAGCGATCTCGTTTAAGCCAGTCATCCAGGACATCGAACCATCCCCTCCCCTGTATTGGTTGTGAAAGAGTTGAAGTTGTCATAAGTAATATTACTTAACATTTAAAGGGAAAAAAATAGAGGATCCGAAGATCCTCTGTGAAGTTTATCTAACTGATTATCAACCGATAGAAGGTGCAGTCAGAGCAACAGGTGTGGATTCGGCAGCAGCCAGATCCAGAGGGAAGTTGTGAGCATTACGCTCGTGCATAACTTCCATACCCAAACCTGCACGGTTCAGAACGTCTGCCCAGGTGTTAAGGACACGTCCTTGTCCATCAAGGATGGACTGGTTGAAGTTGAATCCGTTAAGGTTGAATGCCATGGTGCTAACACCAAGAGCAGTGAACCAGATGCCGACAACAGGCCACGCAGCGAGGAAGAAGTGCAAAGAACGTGAGTTGTTAAAGGATGCATACTGGAAGATTAGACGGCCGAAGTAACCGTGTGCGGCGACAATGTTGTATGTCTCTTCTTCTTGTCCGAACTTGTAACCATAGTTCTGAGACTCAGTTTCTGTGGTTTCGCGAACCAGCGAAGAAGTAACCAGACTTCCATGCATAGCAGAGAAAAGAGATCCACCGAATACCCCAGCAACACCGAGCATGTGGAACGGGTGCATAAGGATATTGTGTTCTGCTTGGAATACAAGCATATAGTTAAAAGTACCAGAGATACCAAGAGGCATAGCATCGGAGAAACTACCTTGTCCGAAAGGATAAACGAGGAAGACTGCAGAAGCAGCAGCGACAGGTGCGCTGTAGGCAACGCAGATCCAGGGGCGCATACCCAAACGGTAAGAAAGTTCCCACTCACGTCCCATGTAGGCATATATGCCGATGAGGAAGTGGAAGACTACGAGTTGGAAAGGGCCACCATTATACAGCCACTCGTCGAGAGAGGCGGCTTCCCAGATGGGATAGAAGTGAAGTCCAATTGCGTTGGAAGAAGGAACAACTGCACCAGAGATGATGTTGTTACCATACATGAGTGAACCAGCAACTGGTTCACGGATGCCATCGATGTCCACAGGAGGAGCAGCGATGAAGGCGACGATGAAGCAGATAGTTGCTGCCAACAGAGTTGGAATCATCAGAACGCCGAACCAACCGACATAGAGACGGTTATTGGTGGATGTTACCCACTCGCAGAAATTTTCCCAAGTGGATGTTTGTTGTCTTGAAAGTGTTGAAGCCATTTTGAAAAAGGGTTATGTATTAGTACGGGGTGGTACTGAGTAAAATATTCCAACTCTACCCTCCAGAGTTGGTATGAGAGACTGTTGTTTAATCACGCTGTTTAGTCTCGGTAAGGCGTGTTGGATAGTGAGGAAATCCTCACCCGTCCATGTATTTATGTTAAGCGATCCTCATGGATCTGTCAACCCTCTAGAAACTATAACTGTCTCTTCAAAAGCAACAAACCAAGTCTAGTGTCATTATGGATACCTGTCAAGTATCATCATAAACATTATTTTATTTGTAAAAAAGTTCTCTCTAAATAAATACAAACCCTTTGGTGTGACACATGAAGAAACTGCTTCCACTTATTATGATATTGATGACAGCCCCCGCAGCAAATGCTGGTGGACTGATCCATAAAATGTCTTCAAGTGTTCAGTTAACTGTAGATGCTGCTCGTTCTACTGCAACCAGACTCGGTTCCCAATACAGTGTATCGGGCTCGAACGTAAATACTACAGACGGAACCACAGCAGGAACTATTTCTGCAGGAACTTTGTCCAGCGGTATCTATGATCCTGGAACAATTTCCGCAACACAAGCAACTAACGGGGAAGCATTCTCTTACTCTGCTTCTTATCTGCAAGGTGACGCTGTTCCAACTTCAGCTCCCACTGTAGGCGCTGTTGGTAACTTTGGTTCAGTTACAAGTTATGCATCTGGAACTGCTGGTGATCTGGCTGGTACAATCGCAACAGATGGCGGTATTACTCTGACTGCTGGTGGAGCTGGTACAAATGCTGTTGGCCAATTTGTTTCTGAAATCACGGTTATTGACTAATGACTAGACTACAAGAGGCAGTCATCCTTGGATTGACTCTTGGAGTTTTTCACAGTATGATGCAATCAGCGAAATCTGTTCCTGTCGTACCAAATTTTACACAGGGCTCTATGACTAGCCACACGGAGACTACCTCCAAAGTGACTGAAACGATTAACTCTATAGATTATTCAACAGGATGGCAATATTCAGTTTCGGGAACAAATGTGGACAACGGAGGAACGCCTCTTCGTCCACCAAGCAATACATCTTCAGTGATCGTGAATCCTCTCGGCGGAACCGAAGGACAAGTAACAAGTCAAAATGCCTCACTGAACTTCAACGCTGCGAGCGGATTCAAAATAACGAATCCCGGAGAGGCATTTCAATTCACTCAAACATATTCAGGGCCTGGTGTCACAAACCAGACTGTGATCCAAAGAGTAACAGAAGTTACCAGCGTAACCGATACTACAAGTATCTTTACGCAGTAATTGGATTACTAATCACATCTCCCGTCAGTGCTGCTGATGTGGGGGGTGTTTCTGCGACTGCTAATCCAATCGCAAACAGTTCAGGCTCAGTGACTAACCAGGCTATTCAGGTACTTCAAGGCCCTTACATCACAAACACTTATGGTGGCGGCATTAGTTGTCAAGGGCCAACCATGAACTTCACACCATATGTGACACATTCTATTAGTGATAAAGATCCGTTTGAACAGAGATATTTTGAACCTCAATATGACAATAGAGACTTTGTAGGTAGAACAGTTCAAGTACAAAAGGTTGTTAAAAACTGGCCTTGGGAAGAATGGTATGATGATAGAACTTATACCAACTCAGAAGGTGAGACTGTAAGAGCATATGAAGATGGTGCAGACATGCCCATCATTGTTGATGAAATACAAGGGGATGGTGTTCCAGATAATCCGGGAGATGTATTATGGCAAAAGCCGGTACGTACTGGAGAGAAAAGAAACTATAATACTAACATTGGGTTCTCTGCAACCATGTCTTTCCCTTTGGATGGTGGATTGCAAGAGCGTTGTAAGCAAGCAGCGGAAACTCAAATTGCATTACAAGGACAAATGCTTGCTAATAAAAGATTAGATTTTGAAATCGCGAGACTTAAAAATTGTGGAGATTTGATGAAGCAGGGAATTCGCTTTCATCCCCGTTCAAAATATGCAACCATTTGTGCTGATGTCTTAGTTGAAAATGTAAACGTTATTGCACCTCATCGTCATAGTATTCCACGTCCTATTTCTTCAACGGACGCACAGAACGCAGCAGCTTCAGCGCGTGGTTCCTCTGTCGCTGTTCCGCAACCCGTTCCCGCAAGGATTGTACCGGGATCTTCTTACCCCGTAAGGCAGCAATCTTCTTCAGCACCTTCTTCACAGTCGGTTTCACCGCTTTTAACAAAAGATCAGCAAGAGGTTTTGCGAGCAGTGCCGAAGTCGTGGCTACCACTGCAATCGAAGCCGTTGCCGTCACAGCACCAGCACTAGGAATACTTTCAATTATCTGAGTGGGTATGTCTATCTCTCTTTTTACAGTTACACATACCCAACTGTTCCCTTGTGGAACTAATCTATGTTCAACAACAATTTCATCACCAATAACTTTGCCAACTGGTTCTTGTAATGCCTGAATGTCTGATGGACAATCGGGTTTTTTTGTTTCTTGCTTCGGTGCTTCTGTTTTGGGTGTTTTTGGTTCAGGTGGTTTATATGGTGGGACTGGTGCAGAGTTATCTGGTACTTCTCTCTGTATATCTAATTTATTTGGATCATAATCGATTGCACCAAAAGTAGGCACCCCCCCATCACAAATCACGACGGTGCCATCTGGATCTTCATCCTTTAAACTTTGATTTTCTGAACTGTCCCTGTGCGACTCTACACACCCTGGAATATCAACGATGGGTGTTCCTATCACATCAGTAACCGGAGGGTATATAGGGAGTGCCACAGGTGGTTCTCTCAACCATTGTGGAGTATTCATAATGTAAGTATCAGGAATACTCCTGATGTTCACTTCACGTATGTCAATCATTCTTCAACAATAGTACCTCTTACTTTTGGCC